TGGTCTTTTCTGTTTATGCAGAAAAATTAGAAGATGTTGAAAAGAGTCCTATTTCATATTTTCAAGGATATACCCAAGATATGATAATAACCGACATTACATTTCAATATCCCATATATAAAGATGATATATTAAGGGAAATGACAAGAGAAGAGAAATTAAGGGCAAACATTGAAATAACTTTAGAAGATGGAGAAATTATAAAAGATAAGAAAATAATAAAAGTTCCAAAACCAGCTGGAAACCCAAAATATTTAAGTTGGAACAAAGAAAAAGGTCAATGGGATTTAGATAACGAAAGAGAATATCAGGATTATATAACACTCATTGATGATTTTAAGGCTAAATCATTAGCATATGGTTTTGATTATAAAGTTGACGGAAAAGAACATAGACAAAGGTGCCGTGATAAAGATATTATTTGGATAGCTATGACGGCTTTATTATTATTTGTAGTAAAAACTTTTATGGGGAAAGAAATAAAAAAAACTTGGTATTTTGAAGATGATTATGGAAAAGAAATGGATTTAATGGGCTTTATTCAATTGATGTTTTTTGGAAGTACTTTTATCCAAAGTGTTTATGACACTGAACACTTTTTTAAAACAAAAGTAAATCCAAAAGAGTTGACAAAAGCTGAATTTGAGGGCAAGAGAAAAGAAATACATTCTAAACTTGCTAAAGGCTAATTTAAGAATTAAAGGTAGTTTTATATAGCTGCCTTTTTTTAATGCCTTTAAATGGCAAATTACAAGGTCAGTTTAATAATTTTTTATATAAAGGAGTTGATAAGTATGTATGTTTTATCACAAACCAGTTTGGATAAATTAAAAGGAGTACATCCAAACCTGATAAATTTTTTAAAAGAGTTAATCTTAATAAGCCCTTGGAATTTTAAGATTACAGCAGGAGTTAGGACAGCAGCAGAGCAAAATTTAGAATATCAAAAAGGCAGAACATTACCTGGAATAAAAGTAACAAAAGTAGATGGCTATAAACAAAAATCTAATCATCAGATCAAGTTTGATGGTTTTGGATATGCCGTAGATATTGGAGTTCTTATAAAAGAAAAAGTTAAGGTAAAAGTTAAGGAAAATGGAAAAGAAATAGAAAAAGAAGTTGAAAAAATAGTTTACAAAGGAAGTTGGAAAGATTTTCACTACTATCAAGATATTTATAATGTTGCAAAAGAGAAAGGACTTTTAGAAAAATATGGAATTGAATGGGGTGGAAATTGTTGGAAATCATTTAAGGATGCTCCACACTGGCAAATTAAAGGAGCAGATAAGGTAGCTTTTAAATAATAAATAGTCTGGTCAGACAGTTATTATAAAAAATTATGCCCGGAAGAAGTTTAAAATTTTTGCCGGACAAGTATTTATGAGTATTTAAAAATTTTAGGAGGTAAAAGTATGGAAATGGTAAAAAATTATATTGGTACTATTACAAAACAAGGGTGGATTGGTATAGCATTAGCTTTGGGATTTATTATAGTTATGGTAATATCTAAAAAGAAATATGCAGATACTGTTGAAAAAGCAATAAGACTTTCAGAACAATCATTTAATTCAGGAGAGGGGCAAAAAAAGTTAGCAGCAGCAATAAATTATATTCAAAATGCTATAACTTTAATGCCTTGGTATGTAAGATTAGTAATAGTTCCTGTAATAAACAAAAAAAGTATTATAGATGCAATAGAAAGAACATTACAAAGAATATCAAATACATTTGGAAAAGGCTCTAAGGTAGATATAAAAGGTAATGAAGATGGAGAAAACTAAATTAAAATTAGATTTTATTTCAAATAAAAAAGCAGTTTTACTCCAAGATTATATCTACTCAATCAATGGTTATGATATTAAGGTATTTAGAGGTTTCATCACTGATGGAGCCTCTGTTCCTAAATCTTTACAGTGGCTATATAATCCTTATGGTAAGTATGTAAATGCAGCAGTTATACACGATTATTTGTATTCAACATACAACAATACTGGAATTAATCGCACCTTAGCTGATAAAATATTTAGACACATTATGAAAGAAACAGGAGTTGATAATAGAACTGTAAGAAGATTTTATAATGTTGTTAGATGTTTTGGGGAAACATCTTGGAAACCTAAGTTGCAGAATGAGGGATACAAAGATAAGGCTGTTATAGATAGAACCAAAGAAGCCAGAGAGTATTATGCATACTGGTATAAAATTTTAAGATTATAATTAGGGGTTGGTAAAGTGGCAATTTTATTAAAATTTGGAGCATATTTTATAGCTTTTTTGATATGGTTAATAGGAGGCTTTGATACATTAGCAAAGGTATTATTTGGCTTAATGTTCCTTGATTATTTAACTGGGCTAATTGTTGGGTATAAAATGCAAAATCTTAATTCTAAGAGAGCTTTTAAGGGATTAAGAAAAAAACTTTTAATCCTAGTTATTTTATGTGGTGCAAGTTTAATGCATAAATTAGTTCCAGACTTAGCATTTAGAACTCTTGTAGGAATGTTTTACTGTGCAACAGAATTATTAAGCATAACAGAGAATATTTCAAAAGCAGGCGTTCCAATACCTAAAAAACTTAAAAAAGCATTAGAGCAACTGAGAGAAGATGATAAGGATGAAAATTGAATTTTAATATAAAATAGATTATAATGTCCTATATATAATAAATATATTGGAGTTGATTAAAATGAATGAAAGTATTGTTTTAAAAAAATTTTCAGAAATAAGGTTAGAAGATTATTTTTTTGAATCATTAAAAAAAGACTATGGTTATATAGAGTTTAGTCAATGGTTTAATAAAAAGATTAATCAAGATGAAAGTGCATATGTTTTAGAAAATTCTTTAGGAATTCAAGGATTCCTATACCTTAAAGAAGAGTTTGAAAATGATGAAAAAATTTCACCACAATTACCCATATGTAAAAAATTAAAAATAGGAACATTTAAAATTAATCCACATGGAACAAAATTAGGAGAACGTTTTATAAAAATAATCTTTGACCAAATGATTTTAAAAGGACTTACTTTTGGATACTTAACAATATATAGCAAACATTCAACATTAATTAATCTTCTTATAGAATATGGTTTTATATATTGGGGTAAAAAAGAAAATGAAGATGTATTTATAAAAGATTTTAAAAATAATGATACAGATATAGAAAAGAGTTTTCCCATAATGGATAAGAATCAAAAAAAATATATATTGGGAATTTTTCCTAAATATCATACAAAACTATTTCCTGATTCAAAGTTAGTAACAGAAAAAAACCATATTATTGAAGATTTATCTCCTACTAATTGTATAGAGAAAATTTATCTATCTGCTAATAAAATGTGTTTAAATCTTAAATATGGAGATTTAATTAATATTTATAGAACAGCAGAAGATGGAAAAACAGCAGAATATAGTTCAGTGATAAGTTCTATATGTACTGTTAAAAATGTAACAAATATTGATAAATTTAACACTTTGAACGATTTTTTAGGTTTTTGTAAAGGAAGAACTGTTTTTACTGAAGTTGAGCTAAAAAAATTTTGGTCATTGAAACAGTATCCATATATAATAGCATTACAATACAATTTAGCTCTCCCAAAAAGAATTATTAGGAAAAGGTTAATTGAAGAAGTAAATATAGCTAGAGGGATTAGATTATCACTATTTGAAATTTCAAATGATCAATTCAGTAAAATTTTAGAATTAGGAGAAGTTCCTGAAATTTATTTTAGAGGTTAGTTATATGAAAATAATTTTTATTGCAGGAATACATGGTGTAGGAAAAACAACATTTTGCAAAAAGAAAAATTTCAAAAATGTTTATACTGCTAGTGATTTAATAAAGAGATACAAGAATATAAAAAATAAATTTGCTAATAAAATTTTTGAAAATCAAGAAATTTTATTAGAAGCAATTACCCAAATAGAAGAAAAAGAAATCTATTTAGATGGGCATTTTTGTCTTCTTGATTCTTATGGAAATATAAATGAGTTACCCTTAGAATTATATGAAAAGTTAGATATCTCAAAGATTATTTTACTTATAGCTGATCCATTAGAAATAAAAAAAAGACTAGAGAAAAGGGATAAAATTAAGTATAATAGTACCTTATTAAAAAAATTTCAAGAAAAGGAAATAGAAAGAGCTAAATATGTATCAGAAAAGTTGAATATAAAATTAAAAATATTAAAAAATTAGAAAGGAATTTTTATGAAAATACTATTATCAATCAATCCAGAATATGTAAAAAAAATTTTTTCTGGTGATAAAGAATATGAATATAGAAGAAATATTTTTAAGAATAAAGAAGTACAAAGTATTATCATATACTGTACATATCCCATAAAAAAAATAGTAGGGGAATTTTTTATTGAAAAAATAATTAAGGATTCTCCCGACAAATTATGGAAATTATCTCCAACTAAAACTGGAATAACAAAAGAAAAATTTGATAAATATTTTTCTGGGAAGGAAGAAGGATATGCTATAAAAATTGGAAAAGTAGTTGAATATTCAGAAATGAAAGACTTAAAGGATTTTAATATTGAAAAAGCACCTCAGTCATTTCAATATATTTAAATAAATTTTACATATAAAATTATGAAAATGTAGAATAAAGCACAATTTAAAAAAAAGTCCAGTTATTAGCTGGGCTTTTATTTTATAAAATTTATAAAAAAAACTCCCTCTTTTTTTACATAGCCAACGAGTAGCCAACAAACTATAAAATTCTATGATAAAAACTATTTTAAATTATAGAAAAAATTGAAAAATTAATATTTCTATTGTAAAATATAAAAAGTAAAATGTGAAATTAATATAAAAATAAAGT